ATTTGTAGCGCCGCCAATGCTGGCAGTAGAGACTGCTAAATCGCGGCTGCTGTCGATGACGGTAGTGCCGCCGATCTGAACCGCTGATGGGTTGATCGTGGTGCCGTCGATGCTGGCTGCGCTGCTGATCGTGAAGTTGGGATACGTCCCGCTGACAGTGGTGCCGCCAGCGCCGGTTAGAGCTACAGTTTGATCAGGGGCAGAGTTCGAGAAAACAGTTCCCGTCAGGGTTATGCCAGAGCCAGCCGTGTACTCGGTATTAGTATCAGTGCTGGTGATCGTGAAGTTGGGATAAGTGCCGCTAACGCTGGTAGCGCCAGATCCGGTTAACGATACAGTTTGGTCAGGTGCCGAGTTAGAGAAAACAGTTCCCGTCAGGGTGATGCCCGATCCAGCGGTATACTCGGTGTTAGTGTCTGTGTTTGTGTCAGTGCTGCTGATCGTGAAGTTGGGATAAGTGCCGCTGACGCTGGTAGCGCCAGATCCGGTTAACGATACGGTTTGGTCTGGGCTGCTGTTCGTGACCGTGAAGTTGGGATAAGTGCCAGATGTGGTAATTCCTGCGCCGCCGGACAACGTGACGGTCTGGTCAGCTTGTGCAGCGGTGGCGTAGTCACTTGAAGCGGTAGTGGCTGCGGTTCCCAACCCCAAATTAGTTCGGGCAGTAGCCGCGTTGGTTAGATCCGATAAGTTCTGGTTGGCGATCAGCGCACCAGACAGCGAGGCGTAGGCGTTGAGCCATTGACTGCCATCGTAGACCTTCATGGCGTTGGATGTGCTGTCGAAATACAGAGCACCCGACACCAGTGCGTTGCCGTCGTTATCAAGAGTGGGGGCGCTGGACTTAGATCCTAAATACCGATCATCGAAGCTATCCAAAGCAGCCAGTGCCGCATCTTTTGCAGCCGTGGCAGAGGTTGCCGATGAGGCCGCAGATGTCGCGCTGGTTGATGCGTTTGATTCGCTACTCGCGGCGTTTGTCTCTGAAGTCGATGCAGCCGACGCGCTTGATGCCGCATTAGTGGCGCTGGTCGCCGCGTTGCTCTCGCTGGTCGATGCGTTGCTGGCGCTGGTCGCGGCATTGGTAGCAGACGTTGCTGCATTGGTGGCAGAAGCCGCCGCGTTGGTCTCGCTGGCTGCGGCGTTGGTTTCGCTTGTACCGGCTGCGGTCTCCGAGGCTGCGGCAGCCGTCGCGGAGGTCGAAGCCGCCGACGCGCTGTTGGACGCTGCTGTCTCAGAAGCAGAGGCGTTGCTGGCAGAGGTAGATGCCTCGCTTGCCTTGGTGGTTGCCGTTGATGCACTGCCAGAGGCAGACGTGGCCGATGCGGCTGCGTTGGTCTCACTGGTGGACGCATTCGACGCTGACGTTGCGGCGTTAGTCTCAGAAGTAGCCGCGTTTGTCGCAGAAGTAGCTGCGTTGGTCTCGCTGGTGCTGGCCGCGCTGGCAGAGCCAGATGCAGCGGTAGCCGATGTCGATGCGTTGCTGGCAGATGTAGAAGCGGAGGCTGCGCTAGACGCGGCGTTGGTCTCTGCGCTCTCGGCATTAGTTTCCGCAAGCTCTGCTGCGGTCTTAGCCGTCTCAGCCGATGTTGCGCTGGTAGCGGCGTTGGAGGCCGATGTTGCTGCCTCGCTGGCCTTGGCGGTGGCGGTGGCAGCAGACCCAGAGGCGCTTGTAGCCGATGCTGCTGCCGCGCTCTCACTGGCTGCGGCGTTAGTCTCTGCCGTCTCAGCGTTAGTCTCAGCCGTCTCAGCGTTAGTCTCAGCCGTCTCGGCATTTGTCTCCGCAGTCTCGGCTGCGGTCTTCGCTGTCTCGCTCGCTGCCTGAGCAGCCTCGGCTGCAACCTTCGCGGCCTCGGCGGCGTTCTTGCTTACTAACGCATCTGCCGTATAAGCATCGGTTGTGGTCTGGTCAGGAGAGCCTTGGTAAAAGCCGCCAGAGGTGTCTGTCTGGGTTACCGCATCCTCTTGGATGGTGGACTCGGTTGCGTCCTCAGAACCTACCTGCGTGGCAGGTGGGTTGTCCTTAAAAAATCCAGCCATCTTAGTATCCCATCTTGACTTGAGCCGTGGCCCCTGCGTACTCCGCTGATCTGGCGTGCTGCATCAATCGACCCATAGCGTTCTGGTAACCCCCTTCCCAGCGAGAACCATCGCTTCCAAGGTATTGGGCTGCTTCTGCAAGTGTGGCGTAAAGGTACAATTCGGGAGCCGCAGCGAAAACCACATTGCTGGTGGCGCTGCTTGTTAACCGCCCTGGATCGTAATAATAGATCATCCGCAACTCATCAGACGCGCCAACCGTAGGCACCGGAAAGAAACGAAGCCGATACGTCTCACGGGCAAAAACTTCTGGGCTGCTGCCAGAACGTGAAACGTAGTTGTGTAGCTGTGTCAGGCTCACGCGCTCCAAAGGGTCGTAATTCCAAAACACATCTTTAATTTCTAAAAAATCTGAAGGCAGTGTGGCGTAGCCGTCACTGCTCAAAGTGAGAAGTATCGTCTTCTCATTAACTGGTGCCCGAAGCTCATGGAAAATGCGATTCTCCGCAAGCTCAATAAAATCAGGAATGACGGAAGTTAAGTCTTCTCTGTTAAGCCAATCCGCAACAGAAACCTTCAAACCATCATAGGTGGTTATGCTCATAACCTTCCGCCTCTAGTTCTCAAATGCGCCCACTCTGGTGAGTTCAGCTTCTTCTTTATCTTCTGCTGATCCTCATACGTTGGGGCCATCATGTTTATCCCCTCTTTCATCCACTCCATCACAACCACAGCGGGTATAGACGCAACTCTTGCGGTGTCGCCCCATTTAGTGTGCTTGTCAGCCGCGTTGGCATCTCGGATGTTTTGTTCAATGATTGGCTTGATGTTCTGCGTGTGTGCTACATGCAGCTTATCTTCCATCTCGTCGTGAACTATGTGGGATTTCAAATCAGACATTTCTTTCACCTCATAAGAAAAGGGTGGCGACCCCCGAAGGGGCCGCCGTTGCTCAGGGGAGGGATGAGCAAACTTTACGCAGTCAGTGCGTCGATCTTGCCGCTGGCCTTGTCGTTTTCACAAACCAAGGTCAACTCAGTCAGCATCTGACGCTTATCGCTGTCGCCGGTCTTAGCCAGAACGATTGTCTGCATCGGACGCAGAACTGCTCGTGACCAATACTCGGTGTCCAGAACCAAACAGGTGTTGGCGTTCAGGAAACGATTAGGAACAACAGACACCTGACCGAAAGGTGAGATGATGATGTCCACAGCGTTAACCAGCGTGGTGCCAGTGGCGAAGTCACGCTGACGGCCTGATGCCGTTGCGAAACCTGCAACCGTTACAGAGTGAGAAGGAGTTACTTGAACCTGGTTAGGCTCACCACCTTCTTCGTAACACTTCTGCAAAACGTCCAGCAACAAGGCTTCCGTGAATGCACGGTTTGAGCCTGCTGTGTTGGTCGTAGCAGCGGCGATCTGGTTAGCGGCAGAGGTTAACTGACGAGCAGTTGTGCCGTTACCAGCGGTGCCAGCTTGCCCAGCGCCTACGAAGCTGTGTTCGATGTCGCGCTTGATTTCCTTACCGGCTTTAGCAATGGCATACGCCAGATCGCTGGTGCGACCATAGGTGCCTACTGCTTCAGCGGTTCCAGAAACCTGTACCACCTTGTCAAAGATTTGCGTGTTGGCAGTCTTTACGGTCTGAGTGATCGTAGAGGCTGTACCCGCATCCGCGCCTTCGACGCTTGCATTGGTCGCAACAGCAGCCAATTCGTCTTGCAGCCACTGGTGCAGCGTTGCAGCCGCAGTTGAAGAACCGATGCTAGAAAGCATTGGAGTAGTTGTGGGCGAGATGTCGTAAATGATGTCTTCTACGTCTTCGCGCTTACCGACCTGATCAAAGGTCTTGAGGGTGCCTGATACTGTTGGCATTTCATTTCATCCTATTCAAGAGGGCAGCAGCCGCATCATCTACCGTGCCGGTCTTTCTTAATCGCTCCCGTGTTTTACGGGCGCTTTCGGATTGAACCGCTTTGCTAGAATCCGCTTTGCCACCAGACAAAGTTTTAGTAGGTGACGGCTTAACTTTCTTTTTAGCCGTAACCTGTTTTGCCTGATCGAACAGCATGGCCTTGTATAAAGCTGTGATAACTCGGTGGTCAGCGACTTGGTTAAACTCCTCCGCGCCTACACCTAGTTCCTTATGAGCATAATCCCCGATCTTGTAATACAAGTCATTGCTCCAGTTGGGGATATTCGTCTTCAACACAGTCAGGCTTTCAGCCGCAGCTTCTTTGTGGGCTTGCTCGCTCTGTTGCTGTTGTTGTTCCTGAAACTGTTCCGCCTGCGCCTGTATATAGTTGTAGGTGGACTGAGTTTGCTCAAAAGCAGCTTTAGCCTGCTTGTACTGATCAGGATTCTCTACCGCTACCGCTTCCCAGTTCACACCCTGAAAGCGTGAAAGGTCTGCATTAGCAGCAGATAGAAGAGCGTTCATGGTCGCTTGAGTCTGCTCGGTTTGGGCTTCATAAGCCTTCCGCTGCTCTGCTACCGCTTGCGTCTTCTTTGTGTAGTCGCTTTGCCTGAGATAACCAAGTTTCAGTTCTTCGGCTGTTAGGCTTTCGCCATCAACCTCAAACGTCATCTCTTCAGATTGTTCCTCCTCAGAATCATCGGTTGGGTCTTCTTCGACCTCCTCATCTTCGGCGGCTTCTTCTTCCGGTATCTCTTCAAACTCTGCGTCTACCGTTTCGGCTTCGTCAGCCTCTTGATCGGATTCTTCCTCACCTTCGGGTTGTTCCAGTTCGGACTCCAAAAGCGCGGTTAATCTGTCGATCTCGCTTGATCCAGCGGAGTCCTCGGAGGTCTGTTCCACTGGTTCGTTTTCTAGTTCAGCCATTCTACTCACCATCTTGTTGCTTGCGCAACTCTAAGTTGTTGATTAATTGAGCAAATTGCTGCACGAACATCTGGCCCGCCTTGAACATAGAGTAGAGCCTTTCACGCTCTTTCTCTGCTTCAGCAGGCGTCTGCAATATCTGATCCACTATCCCCTGGTTCATCATCTGGAACGCTTCGTTGAAGACTTGCGAGTTCAGCATTGCTTGCGCTTGATCTGCCTTTGCTTGTACTTCGTTTAGTTCCATCGT